AATAATTACATGGAGTTATTGTAATGGAAGAAAAAAAGGCTAAATTAAACGAGGCGCAAGAGAAGTTTTGCGTAAATGTTGCTGGTGGTAAATCGCTTATAGACTCGTACAGAGACGCTTATCCAAAATCGGCTGGATGGCAAAGGCAAACTATATACAATAAATCCGGGGAGTTGTCAAAAAAAGAACAAATAGTTCAACGCATTGGCGAAATAAAACAATCGTTAAAAGAAAAAGTTGAAAAAGAATTTATTTGGAGGCAAGAAGATTCTATTAAAATACTGTCAGACATAGCGAGATATGAGGATAAGGCATCCGACCGGATATCAGCTATTAAAGAACTAAACTCACTCCTAGGACTAAGCGCGCCTAAAAAATTAGATCATAGCAGCAGCGATGGTTCTATGACGCCGCAACCGGTTATAGATATGAGCAAGCTCTCAGATAGCGCGCTTGAAGAGATAATGAACGCAAAAATAACAAAATGATATATAACGCGGATTATTTAGAAGCTGAACGCGAGTATTGCTCAAGAAGTCTCCTCAATTACACCAAAAGAGCATGGCACATTTTAGAACCAGGGATGGAGTTGAAGCTAGGCTGGGCTATTGAGTGCATATTTGCGCATCTTGAAGCCGTCACCGCGGGTGAAATTAAAGACCTGCTGCTCACCGTACCTTTTGGCTTAATGAAAAGTTTAGCCTCATGCGTTCTTTGGCCATCTTTTGAGTGGGGGCCAAAGAATATGCCCACAAATCGAATACTAAGCGCTAGCCACGACCAAAAACTTGCAATAAGAGATAATTTGAGAATGAGGAGATTAATTGAATCGGAGTGGTATCAACAACTCTGGCCAATTAAACTGACCAGCGACCAAAACGAAAAAATGAACTTTGAAAACGAGCACACGGGGTGGCGTTCTGCCTGCGCAGCTAAATCCATGACTGGACGCAGAGCGGATCGCGTAATCTGGGATGACCCACAAAAAGCATTTGATGCCGGAAGCGCGGCAGAAATAGAAAACATGATTGATTTGTTCAGCGGCGTTTTACCGTCACGTTTAAACGACCCCAAGAAATCAGCTACTATCATTATTATGCAGCGAGTCGATTATAGAGATGCCGCATCACTGGCCATAGAGTCTGGCTTTTATCACGTGATGCTACCCATGGAATTTGACAAGAAACGTGCCTGTGCCAGCGTTATTTATCCGGACCCAAGAACAGAGGAAAAAGAGTTGTTATTTCCCGATAGATTCGACCAAGAATCTGTCGATAAAATGAAAAAGAAAATGATATTAAGAAAAGGGCTTGCGTTTTGGGAGGCTCAAGCAAATCAAAATCCGTCGCCTGATGGCGGTAATATTATCAAAACAGAGTATTGGCGACATTACGACAAGATACCCAAAGGAGAAATACTATATCGGCGCATGTATTGTGACACAGCTCTAAAAACGGAAGAGAAGCACGACTATTCCGTTTTTGCTGTCTGGGGCAAGCATAAGAATGGGAATGTTTATCTCTTAGACTTATTGCGCGGAAAATGGGAAGCACCAGAGCTTGAAAAAAGGCTAATAGACTTCTGGAACGACCAAAGAGCATGGGATATCCCTTGGTACGGACAAATAAATCAAGTTATGGTCGAGGATAAAGCGAGCGGGATAGGGCTAATACAGGGAATCAAGAAGCGCGGGGGCATCCCTATAATAGGGTTTGATCCAGGCGATAAAGATAAATACACCCGCTTAAAAGGGGTTCTCGGCTACTTGCAAAGCGGAATGGCGTATCTACCCAAAGAGGCCGCCTGGTTATCCGCCTTTATTTTGGAGCATGACCTTTTTACAGGAGACAAGAAAAAGAAAGAGCGTGACGACCAGGTTGACACCACTATTATGATGCTCATGGATTTATGCGACGAAGCGAACCTACCCTGGTTAGCCAGACTCTAATATATATAGTATAAGCCAAAACAACCCACCGAATTTTATACACCTCTGCTATGTTGTCGTTTGCGCAGCATAGAGAGGCCGTATCTTGAGCAGGAAAAACACACGTAAAAATTACATAGCTGACAAAAGCGTAAAGCGTGTAACTGCTGACGCCTGGAATAATCCAGCGCTTAAAATTGGCATGGGAAGCGGAAACCCAACAGACAAACAAGTTTACAGAACCACATTTTTATCAAACAACTATACAGAATTACGCAGCATGTACCGCTGCAATTGGATATGCCGTAGAGTGGTTGATTTAGCGGCAACGGATATGCTGAGAAGCGGATTTGAAATCAAAGGCGAAATCGAGCCTAAAAAAATAAAACAAATTACTAAAGAATGGAAGCGTTTAAATATAAACGCAAAATTATTTGACGCTTTAAGTGATGCGCGGTTATTCGGCGGCTCTATTGCTTCCATGGTTATTAGCGGACAAGACCCGACTACGCCATTAAGACCGAATACGATTAAAAAAGGCGACTTTCTCGGCTTAAGAACTTTTGATAGGTGGCAGTGCATACCCTCTGTCGAAATAGATAACGTTACTGATGAGCCACTATATTACATGCTAGTCCCGATTTCTGGTGATTACGGCTCTACGATGAAAGCCATAAATTACGAAGAAATGCGCGCTACAGGAAACGGGAGCGTTTTAGTGCATCATTCACGCGTTATAAAATTTGGCGGTGATAGATTACCGTACATTGATTGGCTTAATAACCTAAGATGGAACGCCTCTATTTTAGAGTCAGGCGAAGACCGCATTAATTTCTACAATACAGCAACTGCGGCAGTCTCGTCGATGATTACTAAAGCCGGATTTAGGACTATAAAAATAAATGGACTTAGAGATTTGCTGGCTAATCGTGGCAATACTGACGTTAATGCATCTTATGACCAGCTCGTTAAACTTTTAGATTTTGTGTCTACAGCTCAAAGCTTGGAAGGTTCAACGGTAATTGACTCCGAAGATTCTATCGATGAGGCAGGCTATACGTTTGGCAATATCGACGAAGCCGTTAATGTCTTGAAAGAACAGATAGCCGGAATGTACGGCTACCCAATTACGCGCCTTTTTGGTCAATCTGCGAAAGGTCTAAACGCCACTGGCGAGCTAGACGAGAAAATGTATTTCGACCACATTTCTACTGAGCAAGAAAGAAACCTACAGCAGTGTTACCAAACGCTATTAGACGTTATCTACAGAAACGTTTTCTCGCAAGCACCACCAGCAGATTATGATTTTGAATTTAGCCCGCTATGGCAAATGAGTGATGAGCAAAAAGCAAATATTGCTAATACTAACGCGCAAACTATTACGGCTTATACAAACGCAGGGATATTTGAAAGAGATACAGCGCTAAAAGAAATTAAGCAATTATCGGACATTACGGGCGTTGGCAGCAATATTACGGACGAAGATATAACAGAAGCGGAAGACGAAGAGCCGCCGACTGGCGAAGAGGTGCTAGAAGATTATGAGGCCAATGTTAAGAACCCAGAAAAAGAAGAGACGGATTTAACAGGTGAAACAGAAGAAAATAGCAAGGGAAAAATATCTAAAATTTCCGATTGGTTTAAATTAAGAAGGGCGGCTTAAATGGCGAAACAGACACCGTTATTTTCTGCCAGCCAATCAGCAGAAAGGCGATACACAGCGCAGTTAAAAAAGATAGCAAAGCACTCGTCCGAACTAATTATGAAACATCTTGAAGATGAGGACGGAGCAATAACAGATACGGACGAGATTTTACGAGTAGCTAAATATTACTCAGAAGCCATTACGCCGTTTGCCCGTAAAACAGCGTCGCAAATGCTTATGTCTGTCGCAAACGCAAGCGCACGAGCATGGGCGGCTAACTCTATAAAGATAGGTAATCTAGCTAAAGAGGCGATTAAATCCGATGCTGTGGCGCCAACCATTACAGCGCTTAGAGCGCGGCAAGTGGAGTTAATTAAAAGCATCCCGACCGAGGCCGCAGAACGTGTGCATAGTCTAGCGCTTGAGCAGTCTATAGGAGGCCGTAGGTCGGAAGAGATACAAGAAGAAATTGCGCGCACGGGGGAAGTCACCGCAAATCGCGCCAAATTAATTGCTAGAACTGAAGTCGCAAGGTCTAACTCAGTCATCAACGCAACAAGAGCTAAAAGCATTGGCGCAACACATTACGTCTGGGAAACAATGGAAGATGAGGCCGTTAGACCTTCGCACGAAGAGATGGCTGGAAACATATATGCATATGATGACCCCCCGGAAGTTGAGGGAGAAGGAAATCACGGCCCAGGAGATTTTCCGAATTGCCGCTGTTTTGCAAATCCCGTACTAGATAACGTTTAATTTAATTGGAACAGAATTATGACCACGCCAACTTATGAACAGCAAGAGCCGAGCGAAGGAAAGCTATTAAATGAAGATAACGAAGTCTTAGACTTGCAAGAGTTTATGGAGAGCGGCGTTATAATAGCGACTGCTGTTAGTTCGGCGACTCCGGTAACGCCTATCGGAAGCGCTACCGTACCGACTTACGAGCAAATCACACCACAAGCTAAAAAGTTCATCAATTCTTTAAACGAGGTTTATGACTTTTTGGCATTCCTTCAAAGTGGGAATCTTAAAGTTCAAGTGACTGGAGCTGCGTCACCCGACGCCAGCTATATTACGAGCAATGATGAAACCGCAACACTTCCAAATTCATATAAATTGCTTGGCACCTCGAATCAAATTGCTGTAACAGATGGTGTATTGAGTTTAGCTTCAGACCTAATTTTGCCAGGCACTATAAATCTAAATGGTCACGACATAAAAAGCAACTCGGGCCAAAATATTAGAATAGCTCCTGGCGACCCAGCTTTAGACTGGATTGATTTGCAAAGCAAAACAGTTAATATTTTAGAAAGCATTATATTCAATGGTGAGTCAACAGATAATATTACATTTAACCATGTAAGTAGCACGCTTTATTTTAATATGAATAATGTAGAGGTATTTTCATTATCTTCTACGGGTGTTTCTCTCGGCGCTGATTTACTGCTTAAAACACATAAAATAACTTCATCTTCCGGCACTCCGATACAGCTTGTTCCAGATAATGATGCAGACGGTATAGACTTAAGCAGCACGATTGTACGTATAGAGACAGACTTACAACACGCTGGCGAGTCAGATAATAAAATATCTTTTACAACTGGCGCGCAAACAAACTATATTGGCGGCGCTAGCATTTTTGATATTAATTCCTCTGGTTTTAGGCTGGGGGCAGGGTATCGTGTTAGCACGATAAGCAACGATTCTACGGCTTATTTAGATACGCAGTTAATGACGGCCTATGCAATTCAAACCGCTATCGGCAATGCTATTGTGGGCTCAAATAACTTTCGTGGTGGATGGGACGCATCAGGTGGAACCTTCCCAACAACTGGAGGAACTGGAACGAGCGGTGCTATTGCAGCTGGTAATAGCTGGAGAATTACAGTAGGCGGGACTCTTGGTGGTGAGCCTGTTGACCAGGGAGACCAAATCATTGCAGGCGTCGCAAACCCTGGGCAAACAGCAAGCAATTGGATTATTGTTAACCCGCGTGTTTTTAGTGTTTTCGGAAGAACTGGCTCTGTTGTAGCTCAATCTGGAGATTATACTTATAATCAAGTAACAGGATTACCAGCTACAGCAACATCCGGGAAACTCATGCGCGGAACAGGTAGCGCATGGGCTGAGACTACGGCTACGTACCCAGATACGGTAGCGACAAATGACTTGCTTGTTGGCGGCGCTACAAATGTTATTACCCCACTATCTACAGAAATAAATTCTGTTTTAACAACAAGTGAATTCGGTACGTTAAGATGGACTGCGCTTGGTATTGGTCAGTTTTTAATGGGCACGCTTACAAGCGGTCCCGTTGCTGCGAATATATTTCTCAGCACTGGTTTATCAGGTTTAATAGGGCCTTCTGGAATAACAATATCAATTAGCAGCTCTGTAGATTCAACAAATTCAAAGGTTAATGTAACCGCATCAACTCAAACTCTAGCAAACAATATAACTTACTATACAACCTACGCGGGATTATGTGTTATGACGCTTCCTGCTTCTGCAGATGAAAATTCTGTCATAGAAGTAATAGCTGGATCATCCGGTAGCACATTTAAAATAGCCCAAAATGCAGGTCAACAAATATTGTACGGTGCTCAGAATGGGTCTTCAGTTTCAACAACAGCAGGAGTTAGCGGGTATCTTCAATCAACAGGCCCCAATACAGTTGTGATGTTAAAGTGCATTACAGCAAATACAACTTGGATTGTTGTAAATAATGTTAATAGTTTAACGGTGGCATAATATGACAATAACACAAAATCAAACAGGAGTTTTACCATCTGCATATGGGACTTTATATAGAAATTCAGGAAATTATACTGGAGAATCTTTTTCATTTATAACTTCTTACCAGGAGCTTGCATCTTTTGGAACTGGATCATGGACTCTAGCAACTCCTGTATCAAATTTTATTATGT